GAACTACAAGATGTTCGCCTAGCTTACGTTAGGGCTGCTCGTAAGGAGTTCTTTAAGCGAGAAACATTAGAAAAGTTTAAGAACACAGATGGACTAACTCCATCGGAAGAAGTCGCAAGAATTTCAAATGAAATCACAGAATAATTTATTAACCCCCTAATACAATGCCAAATTCATATGTTGAATATACAACCACTGGCAGTGGCACAAATGGTCTCGGACAGACCACCTTCACTGCACCAACCCAGTTCTTAAGCATCAATGACATCCGCGTCAAAGGATACAATGGAAGCTCATGGACAGAACTAACAATATCCTCAAGAGGAACTACAACAGTCACTCTAAGTGCTGCACCAACAGCTTACTCAAAGATACGTGTGTTTCGTTCTTCCACAACGGAAGCCTTAATAGACTTCCAGAACGGCTCAAGGTTGGCAGAGAGTGACCTAGATACCGCTTACAGGCAAAGTCTGTTTGTTGCCCAAGAGGTGGCAGAAGATGCTGACCCTGAAGGTTGTAGTGGTATTGGTAACATAGTCAGTTCACAACTAGCGAATGTAAGTATTACTAACAGTAACCTTGCAGGTGGTATTACTAACGATAAGCTTGCTGGAAGTATTTCCCAAGATAAGCTTGCAGGTGGTATAACAAGCGCACAGTTAGCAGGAAGTATTGCTGACAGTAAACTTGCTAGTGGTGTTGGAACAAGTGCGAACAACCTAGTGCAACTCGATGCGAACGCTAAACTACCTGCGGTTGATGGAAGTCAACTTACGACCACTTCTTCGTTAGTTACAGGAACTACTCAAGCTACAACTTCAGGAAACGCTGTCAATTTTACAAGTATTCCCTCAACTGTAAAGCGAATCTCAGTTTTGTTTCGTGGAATAAGTCTTAGTGGAACTGATGATTTAATTATACAACTTGGAACAAGTGGTGGTTTAGTTGTTTCAGGGTATGCTTCGCTTTCTCATTACGGAGGTGCAGGTGCAAGTTCTACTAGTGGCTTTATTGTTTTTGGCGCAGGCACAACTAATATTGTGTCAGGGATTATGACAATAGCACATATGGGTTCAAATGTTTATGTTTCTTCTCATTCTTGTAAATACAATACAGCCAATGGTGTGTTTGGTGGTGGAGATGTTGCACTAGGTGGAACCTTAGACAGATTGACAATAACAACAACAGGCTCAAATACTTTTGATGCAGGGTCGGTTAACATTATGTATGAATCATAGGATAATAAAATGGAATCACAACACTTCCCCTCACTTGTCGGATTCATGGGTATCCTCGGCACTCTAACATTAGCAGATATTAATGTTGTCGTGGCTATATTCGTGGGTCTCGCCTCGTTTATCTATTTAATAATTAAAATCATAAAGGAATTAAAATAATGAGTGACAAGTCCCTTAAACTTAATAACTTACAGGATATTCTTATTGACGAGTTTATCAGTCGTATCAACAGTGGGAACGCTACCCCTAGCGACCTTAATGCTGCTCGGCAGATGCTCAAAGATAATAACATCTCCGCTACAGTAACCAACGACAACCCTATGAATGAGTTAGTAAAAGTCTTGCCATTTAAAGATGACGCTGTAGACAAAGTGATAAGAGCCTATAACGATTAATGGAAGTCCCTGAACAGTTAAAGGATTTTCGTAACTTCCTTTACATTGTATGGAAAGAACTCAACCTTCCAGACCCTACCCCTATCCAATATGAGATTGCTTCCTTTATGCAATCAGGAGACCGAAGAGCTATTATACAGGGTTTCCGAGGAGTTGGAAAGTCGTGGATATGCTCTGCTTTTGTCGTACACCAGTTGCTCCTCGACCCTCGAAAGAATATCCTTGTTGTCTCAGCTTCAAAGACTAGAGCGGACGATTTCTCGACATTTACGCTTAGGATTATCCATGAACTTGATATATTGGAACACCTGCGACCTAAGCCAAATCAGAGATTCTCTAAAATATCTTTTGACGTTGGACTCGCCCCAGCCTCCCATGCACCCTCCGTCAAGTCGCTTGGAGTCACTTCACAGCTAACAGGTAGTCGTGCTGACATAATCGTAGCAGACGACGTAGAAGTCCCTAACAATAGTGCTACCCAAACCATGCGGGACAAGCTTGGGGAACAAATCAAAGAGTTCGACGCTATCCTCAAACCCAACGATGATTCCAAGGTATTAGTCCTAGGGACACCACAGTGTGAAGACACAATCTATTATAAGCTGTCTGAGAGGGGCTACAAGACGCGCGTATGGACTGCGCAATACATTACTCCAACTAAGCACGAAACGGCTTATAACGGCAACGTCAGCCCCCTCTGTGTCGATTCTGAGAAAGAAGGAGATTCTACTGAACCCACCCGCTTCTCTAACATCGACCTACGAGAGCGCCAAATATCCTATGGGTCTGCTGGTTTTGCCATGCAGTTCATGCTGGATGCACGCTTGAGTGATGTCGATAGATACCCCCTAAAACTCAGTGACCTTATCGTTACCCCTATAGACAAAGAGGTAGCCCCTGAGAAGCTTGTGTGGGCATCCTCCCCTGACCTTGAGTATGATGGCAGCATCCCTAACGTAGGACTCTCAGGGGACAGATACTACCGCCCTATGACCACCGTGGGTGACCACGTAGAGTTCACAGGTAGTGTCCTTAGTATTGACCCCTCTGGTCGCGGTAAGGATGAGACTGGCTATGCTGTCGTTAAGATGCTCAATGGTACACTATTTGTCCCAGAAGCAGGTGGTCTCTCTGGTGGCTACGACGAGGCTACCCTTAAGAATTTAACAATGATAGCTAAGGAACACAAGGTAAACGCTATCATAGTCGAGTCTAACTTCGGTGATGGTATGTTCGTTGAACTACTTAGACCCATTCTAAATAAGGTTTACCCATGCACCATAGAAGAAGTCCGTCACTCTAAACAAAAAGAACTACGCATTATTGAGACCCTAGAGCCTGTAATGGCTAACCATAAGCTCGTAGTTGACCCCAAGGTTATCCGTAAGGACTACGATAGTTGCAGCGCATATAAACCAGAAGCCCAACTAAAGTACCAACTGTTCTACCAGATGTCTCGTATAACAAGAGACCGTGGGGCTATTACCCATGATGATAGACTTGATGCTCTATCTATGGCTGTTAGCTATTGGGTAGAACAAATGAACCAAGATGCTGACCTAAAGATGCAAGAAAGAAAACACGACCTTATTAAAGAACAACTCCTAGAGTTTGAGAACACATTCCATAAGAGAAATAAGGGGTCTATAGGTGTTAATAATTGGATTTAGGGTGCATTCATAACAGTAGTCATATCAAAGACTTACAAGACAGAGGGAATAGGAGGGGTAAATAATGACCTATGGTACACTTAAAGTGTTAATAAGTGAATCTCATAATTTGACTATGTTAATAGGTATTATGATGAATGTGACTATTAGTGAACTTTAAGTATATGGACGAAGAATTAACCCCAATAGAACAGTGTCAGGTGATACTCGGAGAACACTTTGAGAGCTACCTGATAGTGGCTGCTGACAAACCCCATGAGTGTGAGGTTGAGTATAACAACAGCTTTGCTGCCCTAGGGCTTTCTACAGTCGCACATAAAGTAGTCTCTGATGCCCTACTCCCAAGTGATGATAATGAGCTTGACATAGAGTGGGAAGAGGACTTTGATGATGATGATAGCTACGAAGACTTTTGATAACTTTGTTTGTGTTATATAGTGTATATGTGACCTCCTAGGGATTGTGTGTTTCTCTAGGGGGTCTTTTATTTTATGAAGAATGTAATAACCAGCCTCCTACTAGCACTCCTAGTTGTAGCTGTGATATTGCTCTCAGAAGACGTTAAGGAACAAGAGGCACTTCTAGATGAACTGGTGGACAAGCACAATGAACACCTGAAGTACACTGAGGGACAGATGGATGTCCTTATAAATCACCAGAAGGATATTGAGGGTATCGTTTCGTATCTACTTGAGGTGGAAGCTAGGCGCTCTTTTGTGAGCTATAGGTGACCCGTTGGTTTTGCCGCAAAAATCTGAAGGGGTATACGTATATATGGCAAATTTAGAATCCCCCTTGGTGGGTATATAATATAATTCTGTCTGTGCTTTGTCTGTGAATGACAGGGGGCGTCTTTGTTTGCTATGGTTGCACTGGATATTATATTTATAGTAGCTAGATTCTAGCGGTATTTGATGGTGATTTGATGGGTGTTATTTGATGCGGTTCTTTGTTTGTTTTTGTATGCGTGTATCTGTGAAGATGCGTGTTTTTGTTTTTTATTTGCAACTAAATGTAACTGAATATCAACACCTTAAGCAACACGGTGAAAATAGTTCTCGACTTATGTAGTCAATATGTAATGACTTTTAA